TGGTAAAACAAATATTGCAAATTGTCACCCATTTAAAGTTGATAAGAATACAGTATTTGCACACAATGGAGTTTTAGATTGTGTTGAGCCGACAGATAAAAAATCGGACACACGAGTATTTAATGAAGTTGTGTTAAAAAATCTCAAAAAAGGATTCTTAGCAAAAGATGATGTTAGAGAATTCTTAGGCGAAATTATAGGAAGTGACAAATTAGTTTTCCTTACCAATAATGAGGACCTTGATAAAAATACATATATTATCAATGAACAAAATGGTAAATGGGAGGACGGAATTTGGTTTTCTAATAATACATATTGTCAATGGAAATTTACTAATAGTTATATTAGTAGAGATAGTTCAGTATCAAATACTAACTTAAACAAACCATTGATTTATGGTAGTGCAGAATATAATGATTATATTGATAGTTTAGAGTATGACTACTACAACTATAATTACATTCCAAATGACGAATTTGAAGATCCAAGAATTGGTGCTTCATTATTACACGAAGTTATTATGGAATATGGTAGTTTAAATGCTTACTTCAAATCATATCAAGACTATGAGCACGAACAAAAACTAGAGCATATCGTTCAAACAAAAGGTAATAAAAATAATACAATGGTTATATTCGGTGATGATACAGATGACACTATTGCATTATTTAGTAAAGAGGACGGATATGCAAAAATAAAATGGATAAATGAGGATATCAAAAAGTTGATAAAAAGAATGATAGCAACATTTGATTCAAGTATTACTTTCAATTGGAAAGATATGACAATGTCCGATTGGAGTAATTTATTTAATGATTGTTTTGGTTATAAATTACCAACATTAATTGTTAAAAATAAAACAGAGCAATCAAAAATTCCATTTTAAAACACTTAAATAAATAGAAATTGTAGTTAGTGTGACTAATAAATAGTCACACTAATTACATAAAAAAATTTACTCATTATATGGTCAGATAATTTTATGAAAATATAAAATATGACCAAAAAAAATTTGTCCTTCATAATACTTTGAGTAGGGAAAAGTGAATCGACTCACACTTTTGATTGAGCTTTTTGTATTTCTTTCATCAAAGTCTCAGGACGATTCTTAAATTTATTAAATCTAGTGCCCTCTAATATTGTAAAAATTTGTTGTTCATCAAAACCATTTCTTATTAACTTACAAGCTAATTGAAACAACAATGCACTTCTATCTATATCGTTTTGTTTTCTGTACTCTTCTTCACTAATAGTTACCCAATACTGAACTTCCAATGGTAAATCTTTCATTGGTATATCATTTATTTTTTCAGGGATCACAATCTTTTGCGGTGTATCCACAAAACTAGATTGAACATCAGGTATCGCATCAAAGTCTTCAATTGTATAAGTGCAATCAAAATCCATTTTTAAAATTTTACCGGTAACACCATTTCTTTTTGCGTTAATAGACATTGGAACTCTTAACACTCTTGCTGCGTCCCAAGCACCTTTGTCTGCGTTCATATGATAAACAAGTCTTCTATTAGTAGATTGTTGCTCTTCTAATGGTATTAAATTATCCAGCAACCATATAGCTTGAAACCTAGTCTTGCTTGTAGTCCAAACAATAGAAGGCTCAGGTGCTAATTTAATTCCACCTTTCCACTCAACATTTAACTCGTCCATATCTACAAACAATACGCCTTGTTGTTCAGCAGCGTTAGCAGCTTTCCTGGAATCGTTATCTGTGAAAACTAGAGGTGTCCAATAAATATCTTCTTCAGGATTTTGATTTTGTAAGTGATCTTTTATTGCAGAATAATTTGACCAATGTATTTTCTTATCGGTCCACTTGCTACCTTTGGTAGATATAAATGCAAATCCTCCTCCACTGTTAGCCCAAACGGTGCTCATAATGTCAAGAGAATCTTTTAAATTATTTTTCATATTCCTCCATTTAACTCGACTATGCTATTCTAAACCTATGTCAGATATAAACGAACTTCCTTTTCAAAACGAAGACGATTTTAATCCTTTCCATATAACTCCATTTGCAGAAAAAGTTTTGCTTACTTATAAAGATATGGTTAATGAACATATAGAGCAACAACAACCTTTAGAAATAAGTGAAATACTAACTGTTATAGCTGGAATATACACTCAATTAAGAGAATCTGTAGACGCTGAGTTTTTGAATAAGCTAATTCCGAGCGCATTATACATCACGGAACAAGTAATACAAAAGAATGTAGAAAATTATCCTGGTAGATATCCTAACAGTAGGGAAGAAGCTGAGTTAAAATTTGAAATAGAACAAATGTTTCATAATTTTAACGAAAATGAATAAACCAAAAAAACAAGGCACATCATTTGAGAGTTCGCTAGTAAACAAGCTAATTGCGGAAGGATACTCTGACGCTAAAAGGCTTGCAGAAGGTGGATCTAATGATATAGGCGACATAGAATTTACTGCTGATAGTTGTGAATTTGTTATTGAAGCTAAGGCCAGACAAAATTTAAATGTCACTCAAGAATTATTTAAAGCAAAACAAAAAGCTCACAAAAAACGTCCTAGCGCAATTGTAATATTGGCTTGGAAAAAATTAGTAGGTAGTGGTAAAAGACGCAAACCAGACGGAGAAAGGATTGTCTATGTTATTGATGAAGAAACTCTATTTTGGTTACTGCAAGGTAGTGACTAATGTCCGATAAACCAGAAGACCTGGGAAATAATTATTTTCCCAGTGGTTGGAGGCCTTCTTACGATTTTGATGAAACTACTGGTCTTGGAGAAATTACTCACGTAGGAACTGACAAAAATTACAAAAATAAATTTGATGAAATTTTAATGCAATGGGGATTTGATCCTAAACATTATGAAATAGACGGTAAAGTCAGGGCCAGCAGTTGGAATGCTCAATTAAAAGGCGGCGTTGTTGAAACTTTTTACGCTTTTAAAGGAATTGTAAGAAGAAAAAATCCTTTGCGTGATGAGTATGTAGCAAGATTAGAAAAAGTAATAAGCCGTAAACCTAAATTAAAAGAAACTAAATTCGGTGGAGACCACGCATTTTTATTTATGATGAGTGACTGGCAACTCGGAAAATCTGATTTGGGAGTTGAAGCTACAGTTGCAAGATTAGAACTAGCTTTGACTTCTTCAGTAGCAAGGATAAAGCATTTGCGTAAAGCTGGTGTGAAAATTAAACAAGTGTATTTGGTAGGTATGGGAGACCTTACTGAAAATTGTCACGGATTTTATGATTCGCAGCCATTTAATATTGAACTGACTTTAGCTGAACAATATCATTTGGCTAGAAGATTAATAATGAAATGCGTAGATACATTTTTACCAATAGTAGATGAAATTGTTTTAGCTGGAGTTCCAGGAAATCACGGTGAAATGTCTCGCTCTGGTAAGGGAAGCGTGACTACAAATCGTTTAGACAATAGTGACACTATGCACCTTAGAATTTGTGGTGAAATTATGGAGCAGAATCCTAGATATGACAAAGTAAAAGTAAATGTAGCAGATGATTTTCATCAAGTTATAGAAATATATGGAATTAAGGTTGCTTTTATTCACGGACATATGACTGCCGGTAGCGGAGATCCAACAAATAAAATTTTAAATTGGTGGAAAGGTCAAATGTTTGGTTGGTTACCACCAGGAGACGCTGAAATATTGATTTCTGCGCATTATCATCATTTTCGCTCTATGCAACAAGGAGATAGAACTTGGTTTCAATGTCCCGCAATCGATAAAAGTATCGATTTTAGCGCAAGGACAGGCCTCTGGGCGCACCCTGGAGTGCTTACTTTAACTGTAAGTGCCGACGGTTGGGATAATTTATCAATTTTATGACAAGTATAAACTCATCAAGTATAAGATTAATTTTGTATGTAAGGGCATACAAAACGTTGACTAGCAGGCACACTCTAATTCCCTGTTAGGCAAATAAAAAGTGCCTGCTTTCAACGAGAAAAGAGGGAAATATGGAAAATATATACTCTGTAGCTGACGCTTTAGATTTATCTAAAGAAGTGTATCACGCAGAAGATATTCAAAATACTGAAGTTGGTGAGTTTTTAGACAAAGCTTCTATCAATGATTTAGTGTTAGCAAGAATACCTATCTCAAGTGCACAAGACGCTACAAAAAGAGTGCAGTCGCATACTGACAAGAATATTGCTTCAGATGTAGAAAAAAACGGCACTTTTAGAATAGGAGATACAGTCTTTCATACTTCCAAACCTTATAAGTATAAGATGATTGATTTACCAAGATTTTTTACTTGGTTATTAGGCGATTTAACTACGGAGCAAATTGATATGTTGTGTGCAGTTGTTGGACCAACTTTTACTCCTAAGTTAAGAGCATTAGATTCAATTTCATCTATGAGAGGAAAAAACTCTCAAACTATAAGGGACACTTTTATTGCTCGTGAATATGGAGACGATAGTAAATTACAAATGATAAATTTGAATTCTAGTACCGCTCCTAAATGGGCTTTAAATATGGAGGAAGGAGAGAGATTTGAAAAATCTTAAAGAATTAGCTAAGCCTTTTGCAGGTTTAGTTAAAGGTGCAGCTCCAGGAAAGTTTGGCGACTATGTAGAACATAGTGCAGTCACTCAAAGATTGTTGTTGCATTGTGGTCCTTATGATCAAACTGTCATACGAGAAATCTATGATGAACATAAGGAATATGGAAAAACATTAACTGGTGTCGTTCTTGAATTAAAACTTAAGATTGACGGAGAGTTAGTCACAATACAAGAAAGTGGCTCAGTTGATAAACCATATAAAGTAACTAATAGAAAAACAGGAGAACGTATGAACAATGGCGAGAGATTAAAACTCGCTATATCTGACGCTCACAAACGTTGTGCTATGAGAGTAGGACTAGGTTTACATTTGTGGGCTCAAGATGATTACTTTCTCTATGACCAATTGGAGGTAAAAAATGGTGGAAGCCAAAAAAATAATAATAGCTGAAGAAGACCTTAAGGGCTCAGCTAAGTTCGATTTAGTAGCTGGAGACTACGAAGGAAAAGTTGTCTCTGTGAAAGATCACTTAAGCGAGAACGGAAATGAAGGTTGGGTTTGGGAGATTGAAGTAAAAGGTGTCAACTTTAAAATGTGGACAATGTTTACTAAAAATTCCAAATGGAAGATGATTGAGGTAATGAAAGCTCTAAAGATAGATGTATCTGCTGGAGAAACTTCTTTTAATCCTAATGATTATATCGGTAGTTTTATCGGTGTTGAGTTAGATAAAGAAGAAGGTAGTGATTATCTTAATATTGTCAAAACTTTCCCAACAGTCGGCTCAGCTAAAATAGAAAAGAACTCAGACGTTCCTTTCTAAGCTATAATAAAGTTAACATACTACTCTCGTAGATATGTAAAAAAGACCTGGACTAGCAATAGCTCAGGTCTTTTTTTTACTTCTTTTTCTTGAAGCCGCCAACTTTAGTTTTTTTCTTTAACTTTTTAGTTCCGTATTTAGGCATTACTTACTTACCTGTTTCTTAGCGAAAGTTTTCACTACAGATAAGGCAGCAGCACCACCTGAAAGAGCAGCAAGCTGAACTGTTTCAGCTTCTATTCCTACAAGGGGAGCAACTGTTAATGCACCAATAAAGGCTTCAACGAAAGTCCAAAATGCTCTCTCAAGCATATCTTTCAATTCGTCTGACATTTGTCTCCTTATTTTATTAACTTACTTAATTTTAACTTAGTTTCAATTCGTTTTACCGTGTCTTCAATATTATCTATTTTCTTACACTCGCAACACTCACCTGCGCCGCCTTCCAAATTGACCTTACTATATTCTATGGTTACTTTATCGCCCTTAAGTATTGCTGCAGAAACCTTTTTATATAGTTTCTGATACGCATCAGCGCTAGATCCGACCATACCGTTAAAATTAACATCTAAATCTTGTTGAGTATTTCCGACAATAAGGCAGCCAGACGTGTGCTCGTCTGTGTTGCCTTGATGAATAAGTATATACTCAAAACCAGGAACGTCCTGGATCCAAAGCATACCTCTATGAAATGTCGGATATTTCTTAGTATATCTTTCATTAAAACCACCAACGGTCCTTAATTTAATTTTGTATTCCCCTTCTGGAATACAAGTTTCGTGCATTACTTTTACTGCTTGGTATTGATCTTCGAGACTATAGCACTCAAATTGGCCGTCTATAAATACCAGACCATTTGTAGCGTCTTTACCAAACTGTGTTCTTACAACTTGTATTTTCATTTTGCTCCTTCACAATGTAGTTTACAACCGCAGCATAAAATTTCACAAGAACATATCATTTTCTAAATCCTATTGTAAGTAGCCAGATGCCGAGAGTAATTAAAGTCGCAAGACCAGTAATCTGCTGGGCGCTCCCAGTAAGCGTTAGGGTCGCAATAACCAAACCTACAAGCGTCCAGCTTAAATTTAATGTTTCTTTAATTGCTTCAACAAACCATTTCCATAGTTTCTTAAACATTACCTCTCCTAAAAATAAATGCGGCCATAGAAGCTATTCTAGTCAGAATAACTGGGACTACAACTTCTTGCGCTTTTTCACGCTGATCAGTAGTCATATCATCTCCAATAGTTGTAAGGTTTATTTCTTGTATATCAATATCAACAAAAGTTTCTATTGGATTTTCTAAAAAAGTTTCAAACTGAACTTCAGTTACAACGTCAGCAAGAGTGTAATTTTCTACATCAGCATTTTCTACTGCACGCTCAACATATTCTTCTACTGCTTCAGCTACTACTTCGTCTGATTTAATCGCTTCTGCAACGATAGCAACATCTTCAGTTTCAACTTGTAATACATCAGCAACAACCTCAACTTGCTCTGGTGTAAGGTCTTCAACATCTTCTATAGCTTCCTCTACTACTGCCTGAATAACTTCCTGGACTTCTTCTGATACATTTTCTAATTCTTGAACACCAACGTCATTAACTTCTTCCAATACTTCAATGACTTCTTCGGTAGTGACTTCTTCAACAACAATATTTTCAATAACTTCTTCTACTTCAGCAACTTCTTCTGCAATTTCTTCTTCTGTGAGTTCTGGCTCTTCCTCAACATCTTCCTGTATTGGCTCAACCAAAACTTCCTCGACCACTTCTTCATCTTCCACCACAACAACAATGTCATCTTCAATAACCTCCTCAATGACTTCTTCTATTACAATTATATCTTCAGGTATATCTAACTCGATAACTTCTTCTACAATTTCTATAATTTCAATAGTATCTTCTATTTCTTGTATAACATCTACAAACTCTTGAAGTTCTTCTTCGGATAAATCCTCAAGAATAATTACACTATCTTCTAGTTCTTCAAGTATAAGTAATTCTTCTTCAGCATCTATCTGCTCTTGAATTAAACGTTCTTCTTCAGCAGCAATCTCTGCTTCAATAGCAGCTATCTCTTCTTCGGTAAGTTCTTCAAAGACTTCCTCCTCTGGAAATTCCAAATCTTCAGGTCTATCCACCACCATAGATTCTTCAAGTGTCTCATCTTCTTCTATCTCCTCTTCTTCGATAATATCAACAATAACATCAGGTATATCAGTGCAATCACCGGGCTGATAACCAAACCAGTCTCCACTTTCTATCGCTTCCAGATATTGTTTATACGATAACGGATTGTTTGGGTGTTCACAACCATATTCGTCCCAAGCCAAATACGTAGTAATGTTATCTTCGACAACATCTTCCGCTTTAGGTAGCGTTGTAGTAGTCGTAGTCGTAGTCGTAGTCGTGGTAGTAGTCGTAGACGAGGTGGTAGAGCTTGTTGTCGAACTAGATGTCGTTGTATCAGGAACATAATCATAATCATATAATACACTTTTAACTGGTGTGAAGTCGCTAGTTGTTCCATTAGTATCGTGAAATGCTTTTACTTTTGAGTATATGTTTTGATTATCTACGGACAAATTAGTGTATAAATATTCTGCAGTAAACGTATGACTACGCCAGGCTAATGCTTCTGTAAACCCAAATGTAGTTTGTATTGATACATCATCAGCAGATTCAGTAAGTCCTATATAAACTATGTAGTATTCAGGTTGGTTATCTTCGTAGCCGTCACTTTCTTGCCAGCTGACCGTTATACTTCCGTCATTAGAATTAATTGAGATACTACTGTCATAAGGAGTTTGTGTTTCTGTATGATAAGCTCTAGCAGGAAAAGGTATAGCTAGAAATAAAACTAAAAGTATTCTAAATAACATTATTGATTAATACCACCAATGCAGATATTGCTACTAACCAACCACTAAGTTCTTGTCTTGAAATCTTTTGATTAACTTTTTCGTGTAATTCGTCTATACGTTTATTTATGTCTTGTTGTCCTTCGAGTATTAAGTTGAGCATTTCTTTTTGTGTAAAACCGTTGTTATGGGAGGTCATCAGAGTTCCATTTCCATTCTTGATCTAATTCCAAAATAGTTCTGTATTCTCTTTCAAAATTTATTTTTTCTAAAAGATTTTTTAAATAGGACCAAGCGTCCCTACAAACATAACCAATAACAAATAAAATTAGATAATCCATAAATGGGATTATAACAGTTTTTTTGGTCTCCTGCTAAGAGCATTTTTATAGAATTGATTAATACCTAAGCCGTAGTTGGTTATATCATAACTTTCGTTTAAATAATTTTTTATTTTTTTATTTTCTACATATTCTAACTCTATAGGTTTGTTAAAAATTACATACATATATGGAACATTTCTATCAAATGTAATTTTACTTTTATCTTTTACTTCCCAAGCGCTGTTCAATGGTCTTATCCAACCATAAGGATAAAAAGCACCATTTATAAAAGTGCAATCATTTGTAAAAGTATTTGGTGCAACTGTTGTAAATAACTCTAATTCTTTATCGTCTGTCACAAAACAAATATCCCCCACTAATTGAAAATGATATTTATCATTTCTACTATCAAGCAAAATACTATTTAATAATAAATCGTGCATTTGTTGAGTGCTTCTATGATGTTTCTTGTTGATCTCGTATTCGTAGTGTGCGTGTTCATCTATGTTTATTACAAAATCAACTGAAAATTTTGGATAGATACTTAATATTCTATTGTTAGTGCTTGCAATAGAAGGACAAGAAAAATTAGGGCTATTGTTTATCTCTGGGGGCCTATTTAATGCTTTTAATGTTGCATCATTAACAAAGGTATATCCTACTTTTGTTTTTTTTACATTTTTAAAAAGATTCAATGTCTAAACCTAATCCGTCTATGTTTTGATTAAAACTATTTAATCCCCAAGTTCCATAATTGTTAATTCTAAATAATGGATTTTTTTTATTTTCTAATAT